TTACCATCGGCTGTTGCTGCTGACAAAACATTATACCCTACAGCAGTGTTGTTAGTATGAGTAACATTTGCATCTAAAGCATATGCACCAATAGCCGTGTTAGTAGAACCTGTGGTATTTGCAGTAAGAGCATTATAACCAAGAGCCACGTTATCACTACCTGTAGTAATTGCATCACCTGATAAACCACCAATAAGAGTGTTATTTGCGCCTGTTGTAATTGCTTTACCTGCACTGTGACCAACAGCAGTGTTATAAACATCTGTTGCACTACCATTAGTTTGTGCAGTTAATGCATATGTACCAATAGCAGTACTTTTACTTCCTGCTACTTCTTGACCTAAACTATAAGTACCTACGGCAACATTTTGTATTCCTACAGTTATTGCATCACCTGCAAGAGTACCAATTAAAACAGTCTCTGTTCCTGTTGTAAGTGCTTCACCTGCTTTGCCACCAAGAATAGTAAGATATTGACCTGTTGTAGCAGCAGTACCTGCGTTGTATCCTATTGCTATATTATACGCATCTGCACCTGCATTTTGTACTGCAAGAGCATTATTACCTATAGCTATGTTAAAGTCATGTGTATCTTCAGCACTTAAAGCGTTTTTACCAATAGCAATATTGTTTTCGCCAGTTGTTAACGCATCACCTGCAGAAGAACCAATTGCAATGTTGTCACCCCCTGTTGTCAAGGCAGTAAGCGCAGCATTACCAATTGCTACGTTATTACCCCCCGGAGATGAGCCATCAAGACTATCAAGAGCAGTACTACCAAGAGCAATGTTATTAGTACCATCAGTAAAGTTAGCATTTAAACTAACAGCACCTTTAACATAAAGGTCTTTAAACCTAAGTGATGATGTACCTAAATCCACAGTATTGTCTGTCTTAGGACGCATAACTGATGCAGTAATAACTACATCTTGTGTCGGACCAAGTACTTCAATAGGCGCACCTTCAGCAGTTGTGCCATCGTGTGTGTGACCAGTAGATGAATTAAATGCCGATTCTACTGCATCAAATTCACCATCAAGGTCTGCAGCATTTATAACGTTACCATCGGCAATATTGTTCGATGTATCGTTTCTGGTGTATCCTGTTCCCATATCGTTTTACCTTCTTGTGTTTGTGCTGTACTCTAACGTAATAGCATCCAGAGAAAATGGAGGGTCAGTGCTATCTGAGGTGTATTGTAGAGAGACAACGAAACCTGATCCTATTACTTGTGTTTCAAATAGCGTTTGTAGCTTTGAACTAAAAACTGCTGTTGACCCAAATGTAGCTTGACCATAAAATGCAACTTGTCCTGTTGTGTTATTAAAATCTATTTGTGTTGGTTGTACCGTATTTTTTTGGTCAAAGTCTAACTTTAAACTTGTTTCAAAAGAAACACTACCTTGTGGGTCTGTGTATAAAAACATCTTGTAAAATGTTTTACGAACTCTTGGGTCATTAATTGGCATAAATGGTGTAGCAAAAGTAGTTTGGATGTTAGCACTATCAAAACTATTACCGTTTTCCATTTGATATAAGTATCCATCATCATTAGCAAAAACTATAGTTTCTACATTCTGATAAAATTTACTATCTGCTACGTATGCTCTTATTCCCCTTAACTCTGCCCATGCCATACCCTCGCCACCTTGACCTGCCATTTGTGTACCAAGTATGCCTTGAGCATTTTCTTGTGTTATGTTTGTGTTGTATCCAAGTAATCTATATTGAGATTTCTTTCTTACTACAACACTTGAAAAAGAAGTATTTGTTGTTATAAACTCCGTAGCTTCTCTTTGTATTGCTTTAGACACAACAGCTAAACCAAAGTCACCTATTCTATCAGTAGCACTTAATAACCTTAGTCCGTCTGGTGCAAGAAATATAACATCTCCACCAATTTCTTGAATAGTATCTTTGTCTACACATCCTATATCTAAAGTTACAGGTTGTAACTGAAAGTCTGCTAAAGTGTTACCAACAAGTTGAAAAATAGCTGTTTCAGTAAATACTATTAGTTGTTGTCTAAATACAATCAATCCTGTGATTGATGTTCCTACGGAAATTGTACCAGAACCATTTGCTGCTGTAAAGTCACTATCTGTAAAAGGAGCAGTAAAACTTAATAAATTGTTTTTGCCAAAAAATAAATGACTCTTAAAACTTACTACAAACTCTGATGCATTTACATCTGTAGGTGCATCATTAAGTGCAGTAAATGTAGTACCGTCATAAAGCGCAGGAACATTAGTACTATCTACTATTGCAATTTTTTCTGTTCCTGTATAGTTATACCTAGCAAATCTAGTTTTACCACCATTTTCTCTTGATGTGCTTAAAAAAGTTATGGCTGCATCATCTGCAGGAGAACTAGCTAAAGCAGGGTCTATTGCTACCGTTGCTCCACCTGATGATACTGTTGGTGTTGCTGTTACCGTGTATATTTTGTCTACACCTGCAATCTTAAAAACATCGCCTAACTGTGGTGTAGCAGTTAAACCATCGACTACTAAACTACTACCAGTTTGTGACGCACCATTTACAAGAACAGTTCCATACGAAGGAATATTTATATGGATATAACCTGATCCTGTAGTTTTATAAAGACTTTCATTTTTTGCAACAAGTACACTGTCTAAAAATACTCCACAACCTAACGCAAGATAATTAGATGCTGTTGATACAAAAGTTACACTGTCTCCATTTGATGGATTAACCACCATAGTTTGATCTAGTGTTAGTGTTGCTCTATTCGTTGCATCATCAAATGTAACCCCACCTGTTCCTATTGAGTATCTAAAAGAAAGAACCGCATTGTCTGCAGGTGTTTTATCAGAAGTTATAGCAGGACTAATAGTTAACGTAGATTGAGTACCTGATAATGTTGTGGCTGCACTAACCGTATATACAGTAGTATCACCTGCAATTGTAAATGTATCATTTGCTGAAGGAGCTACATCAAAACCATCTGCAATTAAACTTGTGCCTGTTTGACTTGCACCATTTACTGCTCCACCACTTAGAGATAATACATCTGCTACAACTGGTGTTTGCCGTATATTAGCTAAAATTAAACTTGTACCAGATTGACCATCGCCATGAACAACAGGAGCACCATAAGGGGGTATTATGTTACTGTCATATTTATCATAGCCCTGTATTCTTCTGTAACCACCTTCAATAGAAGGTTCATAGTTTCTAAGTATACGTGCAGAACCGGGCATATTAATACCTTGCTGCAAAGGGCTTATATTAGTTACAAGACCACCACGAAACTCAATCGGGAATGTTTGACGATTTGTAGGCATACATTAAAATACTCTGAAAGAACTAACTGAAGCAGTGTTTTGTTGTATTGCTGTTGACCTAATATAATCATAACGATTGACATATAGACTACGCATACTTTTTATTTCATCTAAATATTTTGCTTGAGCTACTTGTGCCTCCTGAGTCTCTCCTCTAAATAAATACGCATAGTGCATAGCACCATCTACGATAATATAACGAAACTGTTCAGGAACACTAGGTACATCTGTAGCATTGAGTAAGTCTACTGGCAACCTGTAATATTCATACACTAGTTCATACGCTTGATCTGGTATTTTAATTAATCCAAACTCTCTACTAGGAGAACGAAAAACAAAATCAGGTAAACCACGAAGAGATGAAGATGTGTTGTATTCGTAATCTACATATTTAGATAAATAATCTTCATAAGATAATACTTTTAATAATCTAGTTTCATTTCCTAGTGTGTCATTGCGTTTAATTCTAAATGTGTCAAAGTCTATTGTTTTTGCATCTGCAGGAAAACTATAGCGTAAAATACCTGCTGTTAATGTTTCTGTTTCTTCGACATGATTAAAAGGCCACTCGTACTCATGTTGATTAATAAATCTTATAGATGAGTTAACAGCATCTTTAATCATTCCATATTCACCACTTGCTGTAGCAAAGTTAGATGATGTTAGTTCTACTTCATTGAGTCTACGGTTTACGTCATTGACAAGTCCAATGTAATCATATGCCATATTAACGTTCCTTTAGTTTTAACTTAACACTACGTTCTGCTGTACTACCTGTGTTATCTGTCATCTGACAAAAGAAAGTATACTCTACATTATTTTGTCCACCACCGATATTTATTGTTGCAACTGTACTTGTATTACTTTGAGAAACATTTTGTATTGAATCTGTAGTTGCACCACTTGATGCGGTAGTTAAGTTTTGACCGTTAGTTAATTCTGTTTTTGTATTATATAAACTAGACTTAACAAACCATCGTACACTGTTAATTGTAGCTGTATCAAGAAATCTTGACCAATCTACACTGTAGTCTAGTGTTTCATCTGGGTCTTTAATAGGCCAACGAAAACTCATAGTTAATCCTCATTTGCGTAAACAACTCTGTCTGCCGAAGTAGGCTTACTAAAGACTGTTACGATTCTTCTTTCTTCTGGAATCCTTACGGTTCTTTCTGCTGATGTACTCATTACGCTGCTCTTGGAATAGTAACTGCACGTCTTCTACTGTAAAGATGAGCAACTGCTTGAAAGTCAAATTGCACTGCAGTTATAGTAGGATCGTTTATTATCCCTGTCATACCAACTGAAGTTAAACCTGCAGTAGTATGAGTTGTTACTCCATTTACAGAAGTTGTACCTTGTACACTACCTAGTTTTTCTTCTGTTTTAGCTTCTATAGTACCTAGTTCTAATGTTCCACTTACACCAGTAAGTGTTACAGAAAAACTTACAACTGGTTGTACTGAACCTATAGAACCTGTAGCTGATACACTTGCTAGAGCTTCAGATACATCTATCTCAAAACCACCTGCAGATACTGCTTCTATTGCACCTGTACCTGCTACACCAGTTAAACCAACAGTGTTGCTAATTGCTAGTGTACCAATGCTACCTGTAGCTGACACTCCTGTTAGTGTAGCAGAGTTAGCTATACTTACAGTATTAACAGAACCTGTGGCTGATACACCTGTAATATCTTCCTGTATGTTTGGAGATACTGTACCTATAGAACCTGTAGCTGATACACTACCTAGTCTTTCAGATATATCAATTTCAAAGCCGTTAATAGCTACAGCTTGAATTGCACCTGTTCCTGCTACCCCTGTTAAGGTAAATGAAACATTACGAGTGCCAAATACAGAACCACCATATACACCTGTTCCGTATAACGCTGAAGACTTGATAACAGCCATAGCCTACCTCTTAGGCAATACGTATTACTGCGTTAGATGCGTCTGCTGCAGGGAACTCAATAGTTAAATCACCTGCTGTAGCACTTACTGTGCCACCAAAATCAATTACACAAATAGCTTTATTAGAAGCTGAAGAGTTATAAATAATACAACCATCTGCTGATGTAGTTACATTTGAAAATACTTCGTCAGTAAAATCTACAATAGCAGTAGTACCTGACGCACTAATTGCTGCACCATCTAAGTTTTGACCACCTGCTGTATAATTTGTTCCTGTAGCTTCATCAGAGTTGCCTGTAACATCTGAATAATTTGTAGTTGCCGCACCATAAGTTCCTGACATAGAAGACTTTATAAGTGCTATTTTTAAAGTGTGGGTATCCAAGTCATGGACACCACCAAGAAGTTCTGTTTTAAAACTTGTACACATTGCTGTTGTAATAGCCATGTTTGAATCCCTTTATCTGATTAAAGGGGCCACCCGAAAGCAGCCCCTCAAGTATTTATCTAAGCGTTGTCACGTGCTACTTCATTAGCAGCCATGTCACCTTGATCGCTGATGTCCATCATTACAGCATAAGCACGTAGCTTACCTGCTGAGAATGAAGCACCACTACCTGCTAATACAAAGTCAATTGTGTCAGCAGAAG